AAAGAACGAAGCCCTAGCCGCAGCAATTTGTTCTGGGGGCGCACTATTTGCATACATGCTAGTTTCAATCTTAGCCCACTCAGCATCCGGCCCTTGCTTTTGATTGTTTATCATGCTGTTGAGTAGCGTAGCAACTTCACCGCTCTTTCTAGCTCCAGCAACACCAGCTTGCATAAGAATTGCCATACCTTTTGGCCCCATCTTATCTTCCGGTGAAAGCACGTCATATTTTTCAAGTTCTGCATTCATCGCGTCGCGGGTAGATTTATCCAACGCAACTTTGTCATTTGCCATTTTTATCAGGCCAGCATAGTATTCGCCATGGGCTTTAGACGCACCAGCAGCAGCTTTTTTGGCATCAGCATCAGCTTGAAACAAACCGACACGTTTTTCTTCTGCAAGTTTGTCTGCGGCAGTTTGTGCAGTCTGTTTAGAAGCAGCAGCAGCAGTTGCAGAAGACTCAGCGTTCTTAGTTGCAGCAGCAGCCATTACTTGCTGCGTAGCAAGCGTGCCAGTCTTAATAAAATAATCTTGCTTGTCTTTAATAAACGCAGCCAAGTCAGCCGGTTTTTCAAACAGTCCTTTAGATAAAATACGATTTTGAAAGTCTTGCGCAAAATTATCTGTTGCCGCTTGTTTTAGCAAATTAACTGCTTGCCCAACGTCCGAAGCAACAACTGTAGGTTTACCATCGGCTCCAGTAGTTACGATTTTTCCATCAGCAACAGAATAACTTTGTCCTGTTACGTCTTTGAGCTTTGTCCCAAACTGAGATACAAGACTATCTAAGGAAACTTTTGGGTCAGTTGCCGCCTTATCAATTTGCGTCATCAACTTAAAATGGTCTTCTTTTGCACCCGTCATTTCAGTCTGCCAGCTATCTTTGAAATCTTGTTCCGTTTTAGCTGCCTTAATTTTGTACTTATTTAAGTCAATAGTTTGTTCGCCAACAGCAAGTTGTTGTTGAGCAACTTGGCGGTTAAGCATGGTGGCTTCGGCTTCATGCGCATCTTTAATAGCCAATGGGTTACCGGATGCCATAGCTAACTCTTTGTGACGGGCAATAATTTTTTTCTCGTCCATCTCTGGTGGCAAAACAGACCGTTCACCGTTGGCTTCTTGGCGAACAACTGCTGTATTTAGCCCAGCAGGAATACCACTTGCACCACCTGATGCGGCTCTTTGTCTAGCTTCAAGTGCAGCGCCTCCGGGAGTTGATGTATCGCCAAACTGGCGCAGCACAAGTGCTTGCTGCTGGGGGGTCAGTCCACCAAATACTTCATTAAACTTTTGGCGATACGCTTGGTCATCTCCTGCGCCTGCTCTAGCGTTAATCTGACCTTGTTGTCCAGGAGTAAAACGCCCAAAAAGTTCGTTGTATAACCCTTGTTTTTCAGGAGGAATATCCGTGGGTGGGGGTGAACCAATAGGCAACGCAGCAGTTATGTCTTTAAGGGAAGTTCCAGTGCCGGTAGTAGGAATAGTAGCTTGACGACGAATGTCTTCAGCTTGGCGTTTTAGTTCAATTTGACGTTGCTCTTCTTCAAACCGAGTTTTATCGCGTGCCTCAGCAGCTTCTGCTCGTTCTTGTTCCTTAATAGTCGTGTATGTTTTTAGCCCACCGGAGACCAAGCCCCCGGCAAATGCACCTAAATTAAATGCCATGATTTAGCACCTTTTCGTAATTGACCATCTTGTACCCGTCAACGCGGACAGATACAGCGTCAGGAATAATTTGTTCAACGTCTTGCGCCATGACCCCGATATGAAACCCATGCCCGCATTCATCGCGGAACTCAGGCTTGTACTGAAATACGTACAACGGAAAGCCATTGTCAAGCCGTCCGACCTGCACGATATCTTGTTTAGCATGCACGTCCGATGTTTTAAATGCACCATATGCACCAGCAGCAGAACCGAGTGCGCTACCTAACCCAGATGCAAATGCGCCTTGGGCTTGTTGGTCTGCCGCATATGCACCGACATCAGCGTTGTATTTTTGTACGCCCAACGTGCCAACTTGACCCCAGCCAGACATAGATGTTCCAGCAGCTTGGTTGCTAGCTGTACTTAGCCCGCCGATATTGCCTACGATACCTTGACCAGCAGCAGTGCCTTGGCCTGTAGCACCTAACGCCAATGAAGTAGCGGCATTGCCTTGCGCTGGCAAACCGGAATATGCGTTGTATACGTTAGCCAACTTTTGCAAACCAATTTCATGTGCTGCCATACGTGTTTGGTTTTGCGCTTGTGCTTGCGCAGCAGCGGTCATAACAGAGTTTGCGTTGTCTTGACCCATAGCCACGCCAGAAGTTGGGTCAATCCCATACTGTTGCCTGCGCATCGCCATCTGCTGGCGCTGGTTTTCAGAAGCAGTGGATACATCAGCCCCGGCGCGGAGCGCCATTTGTTCTTGATACGCGCCTTCGTTGTACTGTTCAGCATCTTTGCGAAGCGCCTCTAGCTGGGGTAAACCCTCAGTTTTGTAAAGCCCATAAGACTCTTCAGCCCGTTTAGCTTGTGCTTCAGAAATAGACTTGGTTGACTCATACGCGCCTTGTAGCCGCGCTTCTTGCTTATCTGTAGCAGCTTTCAAGTCGGGATAAATTTGCGTCTTAAACGTGTCCCATTGCTCACCAGCCAGTTTAGCTAATTCACGCTGGGCAAGGCCAATGTTTGGGTCGGCTTCTGGCGCGTTTGAACTGCCTTTACTCATAATTTAATCCTCAGAAATCGGCACTCGTCTTTCAGCATGCCGTAAATAACCATGTTGGAACCATCAAGGCAAGCGCCACGCAGTAGCCCTTCTTGCCTAAAACCCAAGTGTTCATCAAACTTCTGGGCAACTAAATTATCTTCACGAACTAGGCCAGTAATACGGTTGCACTTAAGCTGGACAAACGGATACGCAAATGAACGCCACAGGAATTCCTTGGTCATCCAACGCTTACCCGGTACAGCCGCAACGTGCATGGAAATCGAAGCTCCTGTGTACATATTAAACGCAACACCTGCAATCAGTTCACCGTCTTCTTCTAGCCCTATCCCGATACTGCCCGAGCCAAAGCTGCCTTCGTTTGTCCTGCTTTCTATCCAGCTAAGGACTCGTTCGTTCTGCCCATATACCACGGATTTCATAGGCGCATATCTTACCCGCTTTGGTTGATTCGGGAAAGGATTTGGTTGACTTTGGTTATTACGTCTGCCAGTGTGGCGTCTGTGGCTAAGGAGGTCAAGGAAGTAGACCCCGGGCGAGAACCGGTAATTAACTCGACGTTGGCTTTTAAGGGTTCAACTACACGGGCTACTTCGGGGGGTAGGTTAGAGGTTGAGGGTATGGATGGTTTTTTCATATCTGCCGCAACTCATCAATGCCTGTAGCCATCCTGAACTGCCGAATGGGGGCGTTCCCCGTCAGCTTAATTTCGTACACGTAGTTTTTGTTGGCAGCAGGCAAGCGCACCGGTTCTTGAGATGTAACCCCGTTTCCGTACAGTTGTGCGTCGTCAGCGTTGATGATGACGTTCACGTTCCTAACGTCCGCAGCGTCAGGCAGTGTGGTCAAAATACTTCCGTTGAGCGCCACGCCGTTAACCAACGCTGAGTTCAGCACACCTTGTAACGGTACACCAGAAGCCCAAATAGCTTGGTTAGCGGCAACAATTGCTGCAAGCGCAGCGTTGTAGCTGGCTACGTCGGCAATGTAGTTCCAATCAGCTTGCAACTTGAACGCCGCAAAATTGGTGGGGGCAGGCAGGACAAACTTCTTGGACTTCCACTCAAAGAAAATGTTGTTGACTTGGTCTGCGTCTAGCTGGTAGATTTTGTTGTCTACTGAATTGATGTAGAAGACGTTGGCTGTACTTCGGTCAATGAAGACGCATGTCGCGGCAAGCTGTAGCGTAACCAATGGCGGGTTGTCCCCACGGGTGATTACTAGAGCGGAATTCACACTGCCACTGCTATAGAACGCCAAGTACATGTTCTGGTAGATAACGCCCACCATAGTCGTTGGCAGATACGTACTCCACTCATCACGGGTAAACAGCGCCCGGGTAACCACTTCTTGCATGCCCTGACCAATGGACACAATGCCGTTGGGGCTAGCGTATAAAACCCCGTACTGGTCGCTGGCAATTGATTTCTTAGATGAGCAAGGCTCAAACAACGTCAGTTTTTCTTGAGTCATTGACCCGGGAGTTGAGCCGGTAATGACGTATGGCCTGCGGCTGGTACAGACTACCAAGGACTGCCCAAACACACCTAGTCCAACGATAGATGCATCAACAGTTAGTGTGTAAATTGAAGGCCAAGCATGAGGCAGATATGGCTCACAGAACCATACTTGGTTGCCTGTAAACCCCGCCAAGATACCGTTAGGCATTGCCACCAAACCTGTCAAAGTAGAAGGCGGCGGCGTGTAGTACAAAGAGGTAAGGATTACGCCAAGATTGGCAGAAAGCACAGTGTCTGCAAACGTGCCAGTTGCCACGCCTGTAGATGGTGTAACGGTGACCTGCCCAACATAGTAGTAGTTGATCGAAGCTGTTCCTGCTACCGCCCGGTAGATACGTATGGCAGTGATGTTGTACCCAGCAGCCGTGGTGGGCGCAGTGCTGAATGCGCTGACAGTGACTGTAGCGTTAGGCTCTATACTGGCAATGCTTGCCGGTGGGCTGGGAGCAGATTCTTCAAGGACGGAACCAAACGTGCTGACGTATGTGTAAATATACACACGGTCTTCATGCACAGTTCCAGAACCACCAGACTTGATTAGGGTTGGCGCACCAGTAGGCGCAGGCACGCCCATTTGGTAATACGCATCAGGAAACGGCTTGGTTCCAGCGCCACTGGTAGTGGCAAGGTTCCAGTTGGTTTTCTTGGGAGTCCCGTCGCCCGTGTAGAAAAGACGGAAGTCAGACGTGTCAGCCACCGGGCCGGGCACTACGTTTACGTCACTTGTGAACTCTAGCCAAACGTATGCGCTTGTAGCCGTATTTTCAAACTTGTAGATGGTTTGAACCCCGGAGTTTCCGGGGACGTATTCAACAACTGGCTTGCGCCACGGGCGAATTTCGCCAGACTGAAGTTTTACGTTTGTGGCAGTTTGGGCTTGAGTAGGGCCAAGCTCAGTTGGCCCAACCCGGGGGGCTATCCCTGAAAACTGTTCCAGTGAAATGTGTGCCATATGCCCCCATACCGCGTTAAGCGGGTGTCTGCTCCGCAGGTTCTTCAACAGGCTTTTCTGCCTTTGGGCGACCGCGCTTAGGGGCTTCTGCCTTAGCTGCGGCTTCTAGTTGTTCCAGCATTGCTTGACCTGCTTCGTTCAGTTGGAAAACTCCGTCGTAAGTGCCTAGGAATTTTCGGTCAGCCATGATGCCATGAATAATGTTCCCCGCCACAAACTCTGCGCCAGATGCTTCCATGAAGTCGTCAAAAGTCATTGCCATACTTAATCTCCGGTTGGTTGAAAGTCTTCATTGTACGCACAATGCTTACGTAATTTTTGCGCCTTGTTGCAGTTGGGCAATGGTCAGACCATTCGTATATTGAAAGTGAGGAGACTCTTTGAATGTCACCCAATCACCAGCCCACTCCAGACCGCAGGACTTGCCTATTTCGCCAACTTTTGTCCACAGCGCTGGGTCATCCCAAATTGCCTTACCGTTCACAAGGGGGACTACATCCAGCGCGCAACGCCAGTTGTGCCACGATTGCCCCGCCTTAGCTTTGGTCACTACATTTCCGGGAGTTGTACGCCCTTGGGCGTATAGCGCGTTTTGGCTCTCGCTGTCGCGGTAAGTAGAGGTCACCAGCAAATCAATGCCCTTGGCTTTGGCAGCTTCCACAAACGCTTGTGCCCGCTGTTTAACGGGTGGGGCTAGGTCATCAAGGCTGCGGGAGTTAATCATATGGTTTCCTTACGCTTGGGTTTAGGCTTGGGTTTAGCATCTTCCTCCATTACTTTGGCAGGAGCATAGATGCAAGTGGTGTCTACAGTTGCTTTGGTATTGGTTAGATACCATTCCTTTTTCTCTGCAACAACCTGCTTGCACTCATCCTCGTCGGCGTACACCGTAATCTGCTGCAAGAAAGCACAGCTTCCATTTACGCAGATGTAGAGGACGGGTATGAAGAGATTCATTTGACTGCATCTGCTTTAGCAAGCAAGTCAGTCTTTTCTTTACTGCCCGCAGACGAACCAAAATAGAAGTTGACCACTTGTTCGGCTTTCGCAGACAGGTAGCCAATCAGAGTGCCAGCCAACACGGAATCAACAACGGCAAACCCGCCCAGCGTTGCTATCACCACACCAATAAACGCACTGACAATGAGGATTGCCAGCGATGGCACAAGCATGGACTTGGTTGCAATTTGCATATCACGGGCAGATTTTCTGTCTTCCACAGTAAGTTTGGCAAAGTCCAACCCCATCGACTGCGCTTGCTTCTTTAATTCCAATTCAGCAAGTTGGATGGCTGCTACCTGATCGGCAGTTAGTTTGCCACTACTGATGACATCTTGCACTTCCTCTGGAGCAATATTCAAAGCTTTTGAGACGGCGGTGACAGCCATACCCGCAAGGGGGCCACCAAAGCATGTTGCAATCGTTGGAGCAAGTTGTTTAAGCCATTCCATTAAAAACCCCTATTTGTGATGATATGAAATAACGCGCCAACCAACGGAATGATGATAGCGGAAGCACCAGTCAACCACAAGGTGTTCATGATAATTGCTACCTTCACTTCTTTGTCCTTCTGTTTGCGCTCCGCTTCTTCCCTGTCTAACGTATTCCGTTCTTTTATCAGCCTTGTCCGCTCTGCCATCATCTCCTCCCACACCGGGGCGTTGCCGCTATAGAAGAGTATGTCTTTCAATTCTTTTTCGTGCTCTCGCAGTGCTTTGGATGCCAGTGCAATTTGAAGTGCTTGTGCGCTAATCTGTGCATCTGACTTTCCAATTGAAGCAATCCGTGCCTTGCTGCTTGCTAAGTGAACCGTGTCTGCCGCTTGGTAAAAACTGCTAAATTCTTTGTACAGGCCATGGATATCTTTACCAAGGGCAATGGCTTTTTTATTCCAGCAACAGCACCTTGTGCCATAGCAAATGCGGTGAACGGGTCAATCATTTTTTATTCACAATTGCCCACCGGCAGATGCGTCCGTCTTTGTCCATAAATTCGTTTGCACCCATTTTTTTGTCCTCTTCTTTCTTAGGAATACGACAAACCAAAACTGTCTTTGTCTCAGTACCGGGCCAAGGATTCTCAGCAGAAACAAGTTGGTCGATCACACTAAGCAGTCCGTTGCCACATGTAAACCGTGATGTATGGCTGGTAGTTGGCGTTTGTACCGCTTGAACCTGTTGTGCTGTTGGCTACGCTGATACCAGTTGACGCCGCAGATGTTGAAAATCCACTAGAGCCGCCGCTTGAAAAAGCGGCATAGCTACCGCCGCCTTGTGGGTTAGGGCCGGTAGGAGGTTGACCCCAAAGATGAGTATGCGTTGGGTCTGTTACGGTTGCGGTGTGAGTATGGCTTACGGTAATTGCATCCGCAGCGCCTCCTGTGTTACCGGCAGTGTTGAACAACGCATTTCCGCTATCAAGACCAACTGGCACACGCCCTGCACCAAACGCAGCCCAAGTACCAAACCCAAATAGCGTAGCGGGATTTGTAGCAACGCTGGCATTTATGTAGACAGAACCCACTGGGTACAGCGCTTGAATTGCTGCGGTAGCAAATGCAGTAGTTGCTAGTTGCGTGGTATTTGTCCCGCTAGTTGGAGTGGGGGCTGTTGGTGTGCCAGTTAACGCTGGGCTTGCAGCTAAGACCATAGCTCCAGTTCCGGTCACCGCATTGGATAGGGTTACCCCGCCATAGGTTATAGCGGCAGCAAATGTATTAGCAGAGTCAAGCTGAGCAAAATTTGCAAGGTCAGCCGCTGTGATACGAAGCTCAAGTTTATCGCCAGCATTCCATGTTAGCGCGGTAGTTCCTTCTTGCGCCCGGGTAGCTGTCATTGTGTCGCTAGTGCGCGCAGTTACCTTCACAATCTCAATATTGTTGCTTGAGTTGGTAAGGGTGGCGTAGAAATAGTCACTACCTCCCAGAGAAGGAAACAACGCCCCTTGACCGGTGGTTACCGTAATACTGGTTGACGACGTAGAAAGGCTAGCAGCCAACGTGGCTGTTGCATTGTTAGAAAATTTTGCAGACATAGCGGCCTCTTTACGACAGATTGCGCAGCTTGTAGAGCGTGCTCAAAAACAAGGCAACTGCCTCATCAATTAGGTTTTGGATAGATGTTTCAGTCTTATCCACGGCACTGTACCGCAGTTTTTCTACAAGGGCAAGTTGGTCTTCCAACACTTTGTCAATCGGTGCTTTTGGCGGTGCATCAAGCATGGGAATGTCGTCAATGATTCCATATCGCCCTTGGTACGCTTCAGTGATGCTGTCAGCAATTTCAATGACTTCATCGTAGAACGTATTGAGCGCCACATGCTGTGAGTAGCTTTTTGTCCGCAGGTGTTCCCGATGAGCAATCTCTCGACTCAAGAACAGCACGGCAATTAGCCGCCCCATCATCTTAGTGTTTGCGGTCATACGGGCTTCCAATAAGTCATGAGTTCATCCCAAACGTAAAACCCATCGGTAGGCATTGGGGACGGCGAGTCCCATAGGCAGGTGTCCTCGTTCAGCGTCCATGAGGGGTATGGTCGGGGCGGGATAAAAGCATCGCGGCTTTCGTCGTAGGTGTAGCCTACGCCAGCGTAGTTCTTGCGCAGCGGGCGTCCTTCGGGGTGTTGACCGCCTTGGGTGTTGTAGCTGGTCTGCACCCAGCCGTGGCCCAGCGCACCAGTGGCAATGAAATCCTCTTCAGCAACAATCACCTGAGTGACGATGCCGTTTTCTACTTTTGCAAAATGGCTCATGTGTTCTCCTTAACGAGCGTTACTGTACTTGAATGGGTTTTCGGCAAAGGCCATGTAGATGTATGTTGCGCCGCTGGTGTTTAAGTACGAAAGAGCATTTCTGATTTTTATCCCGTTAGAAACAAAATCAAACGGATAAGACGCACTACTTAATTCAGCTATATTTTGGTCGGCAACTAAAAATTGTGTTGCTGCATTGTATGTAGACCTTGAGGTGTCGTACATAACCCATGACTCTCCAGCGCCACTAGTTAGCTTCAACATAAAGAATCGTGGACGGAACCCAAGGAACACAAACGGCCCATCCGTAGAGCCATTGCCTGTGTAGCTACCGAATGCGCTGTATCCTGCTACTGCGGCAAAGCTGTAGGCGACATAGGTTTGAGTTCCGCTGTTAATTGCAAGGTCATTTCCAAGGCTGAATACAGAAGAAGTCGGTGCTGTGTTGTTCCACACAGTTGACGCCGTTGCTGCTGCATTGGAAGTGTTTAACCCAAGGTACTGAGTTGCGCCCAAACTAGCGTGGTAGACCACCCAGTTGTATCCAGCGCCCTGCGTTCTGCATTTGACGATGTACATGCTCGGCGCAACACCCAACCCATGCCCTACGGTTGCACCTGATGTTCCATTGCCTGAGTAAGTTGCAATGCTGAACCCAGCCGTAGTGTTTGCGCTCACCGTGCTGGTGATAGACCCGCTGGTGTTGGTGACATTGGTTCCAGCGTTGGCTTTCCATTGCCATGCAACATAGGTTTCGCCGCTGTTATTGCCTTGGTCGGCGGTGTTGAGCGTAAACCCGTTGGAGTTCACCGAACTCAGAATAGAGCCAGAATATTCCGCTTGGGTTAGGTCACTGCATACAACCAAGTTAATGCCGCGATTGGTGTCCATCAGCCTGTGGTCACGAGCCGCAGAGCGTGATTTTTGCCACACCCAATCTGGCTGCATTGCCGTGCCGTTGACCGTGTTGGTGACCACTTGCGTAGCGCCTGTGCCCGT